TCTCGGAGTTCCGAGTTTGTTCATCCAGTACAACGGCACCGTCGAGAAGGCCGAGCTGTCCCGCATCGAGGCCGACTGGAACCGCAAGCTGCGCGGCATCGACAAGTCGGGCCGCGCCCACGTCGGGGACAGCAAGTTCAAGGTGACTCCGATCGGCCTGTCCCCCCGCGACATGTCCTTCCGCGAGGGCCGCAAGTGGACCCGGCTTGAGATCGCCAACTGCTTTGGCGTCCCCATCGACCTGCTCGACACCGAGAACAGCAACCGGGCGACCGCCCAGACGGCCAATTCGCAGTACGAGCAGTTCACGATCAAGCCGCGGTTGACGCGCATCTCCGACAAGCTGAACGAGCGCCTGGTGCCCTTCTACGATGACCGCCTCTTCTTCCAGTACGAGGAGAACGTGCCCGCCGACTCCGCCGGCAAGTTGTCGGAGACGGTCGGCCTGAAGAACGCCGGCATCATCACGGTGGACGAGGCCCGCGAGCGCTACGACCTTCCCCCGATGACCGCCGACCAGAAGCCGGCGGCACCCGAGCCCCCTGTGGCGCCAACCCCCGAACCCGGAGCAGCCGATGAAGAGCCTGATCAAGCTTGACGAGTTCCTGCCGCACCTGCCGGCTGCCCTGGCCGACGGCGTCCAAGAGGCGCTGAAGACCGCCGAGTGCCAGCCCGAGCTGCACCGGGCGGTCAGCGTCAACGACCTGGTGCCGCAGGGCGAGCGCAGCTTCGTGGGCTACGCCAGCACCCGCTCCATCGACCGCGACGACGAGATCGTCATGCCCGGCGGCATGAACCTGGATCAGTTCCGGAAAGCGCCCGTCCTCCTGTGGGGTCACAAGTGGAGTGAGCCCCCGGTTGGCGAGGACAACGTCATCGAGAACGACGGCTACGGCCTGAAGACGCGCAGCCGGCTGTCCACCACCGCCCTGGCCAGCGACCTGTGGCTGCTGGTCAAGGACAAGATCCTGAAGACCAGCTCCATCGGCTTCATCCCGCTGGAGTACAAGCACCCCGGCGAGAAGGACTGGGGCGTCCTGATGGACAGCTTCAGCAAGTGGCCCGAGTTCGACAAGAACGCCCCCCTGCGCAGCGTGGTCACCCGCGCGCTGCTGCTGGAGCATAGCCTGGTTTCGGTGCCCGCCAACATCGACGCCCTGGTCACGGCGGTCAAGCGCCTGGGCTGTGGCGAGGCCCTGCTGAAGGTGATCGGCGAGGCCCCGCCCAAGATGCACCAGAAGAACCCGGGCGGCGAGATCCACGACATCGACATCACCCAGTACCGGACGGCCCCGGTCATCCCGGCCGCGCCGCCCGTGAAGATTTACCACCGGCTGGTCAAGACGCCCGAGCAGGTCCAGGTCGAGCTGGACGCGGAGGTGCGCCGGCTGGTCAACGAGGAACTTTCAAGAAGGATGGGTCGGGTCTAGCGCGGCCCACCCCGCCCACGGCAACCCCCAGAGGCGGGCAGCGAGCGCGAGCACCTACGACATCCGAGAGTAGTGGAACAGCAAACGGAGAGTTCGTCATGAACATGAAGCTGAACAAGGCCTGGAAGGCCTACCAGCCGGGCGCCGTCATCGAGGTCGATGAGGCCACCGGCAAGTCCCTGCGCGATTCCGAGGTCGCCATCGACTGGACCGCCGCCGACAGCGCCCGCCTGGCCGAGCAGGCCGAGCTGGTGAAGTCCGCGGTCGCCGAGGCCGTCAAGGGCCTCAAGCCGGCGTCCACCGCCATCGCGCAGGACGGCCGGATCACCTCCTACAAGGACATGGGCGCGTTCCTGAAGGCCGTCCGCGGCCACCAGGTCGAGTACAAGGCGCCCATGGGCAACAACGAGACCACGGACGACGAGGGCGGCTACCTGGTCGACCAGCAGTTCAGCCGGAACCTCGTTGAGCGCGCCCTGGGCCAGCAGGTCCTGGCGAAGAACTGCACGCGCATCCCGATCGGTGCCGGGTACAACGGCCTGAAGTTCAACGGCCGGCTGGACTACGACCGGCGCGACGGGCATCACGCCGTCAACGTGTACCGCATCGCGGAGGCGGCCGAGAAGGCCAAGTCCACCCCGAAGTTCGAGCGCAAGAGCGTGGACCTCGAGAAGCTGGTCGGCCTGTACTACGCGACCGACGAGCTGCTCCAGGACGAACCCGCCCTGGAGGGCATGGTCTCCAACTGGTTCGGGCGCGAGTTCGCCTACAAGGTGGACTACGAGCTGATGTGGGGCGCGGGCACGACCGAGTGCCTGGGCGTCCTCAACAGCGCGGCCCTGACCCAGATCGCCCGCAACGGCGCCGGCCTCGTCGATGCCAACGACGTGGCGCGGATGTACAGCCGCATGTACCCGCCGTCGATCGCCCGTGCCGAGTGGTACGTCAGCTCGAGCGTCCTGCCCCAGCTGATCGGCATGACCATCGGCAACCAGCCCATCTGGGTCGCCCCCAGTGGCCTCAACGTGGCCCCGTACGGCACGCTGTTCGGCCGCCCGATCCAGATCCTCGAGGTCAGCCCGCAGCTCGGTGACATGGGCGACATCCTGTTCGCCGACATGTCCGAGTACCTCATGATCGAGAAGGGCGGCGTCCAGGCCGCGTCCTCGATCCACGTCCGGTTCGTGTACGACGAGACCTGCTACAGGTTCGTCATGAGAAATAACGGGATCCCGATGTGGAGCCGGACCCTCTACCCCAACACGGGTACCGACGAGGTCAGCCCGTGGGTCGTCCTCGACGACGGCCGCGGGACGCCCACGCCCACGATCTAGTGACCGCAACTCCAACGGTCTGGTGACAGACCGATAACTAGCCGGACTGCTCCGCAAGGGCAGTCCGGTTATCAAACACCTGAGGAGCGTCGATGAAAAACTCAGCAGAGGGAAACCGTCGCCGAGGCGCGACCTTCAGAACCCGACATGGCAGTTTCAGAGTGACCGAGTGGAAGGCCAAGAATCCCGACAAGGTGTTCACCTACGCCATGAAGAAGCAAGGCATCAACTGCACCTGGGAGCAGCAGCAGGCAATGCTGGCCGCTCAGGGGCAGGTCTGTGCCATCTGCCACAAGCCAGAGGTGGTTGAGCGCAACGGCAAGAGGAAGGCGCTCGCCGTCGATCACGACCACGCTACGGGCAAGGTGCGCGGGATGATCTGCTCGGCCTGCAACCAGGGCCTTGGTCGCTTCCAAGACAACGTTGACCTGCTCCGAAATGCCGTAGCCTATCTGGAGGCGCACCAATGCCGCTGACGACACTTCCGGTAGTGAAGGCTCTGCTGGGAATTACGGACAGCACGCATGATATTCAACTGCAGGCGCTCATTGACGGCGTCTGCGAGCAGATCTGCCGGTACTGCGCCCGCAACTTCGAGAAGGTCGACGTCGCCCTCAAGCTGATCCTGGATCAGAACAACGAGATCGTCCTGGACGAGACGCCCGTCAACCACGTCTACTACTTCGCCCTGGGCAATAGCGAGGTCCTGCTCCTGACCAACACCGCGGCCAACGCCCAGGCCAGCTTCCGCGTGGATCCGGGGCCGGCCTTTGGCAAGCTGACCCTGGTCTCCGGCATGGTCGCCGTCGACATCGCCGTCCCCATCACGATGACCATGGCCCAGTTGGAGGTCCTGATCAACATGGAGGCGGGCTGGGCGGCGTCCGTCGCCACCGGCTACGACGACTACCCGGCCAACGCCCTGCTCGACCAGTCGGCCGAGACCGAGGAGGCGGGCACCCCGTTCGCCCTGAGGGCCGCGCTGTCCACCCGGCGCCTGATCAGGGGCGATGTCGAGGGCGTGTTCGAGATCAGCGGCTGCAGCTTCGACGAGTACTTCGACCACTACGGCAGCCGGGACGTGCGGGCGCCGTCGGCCCCGATGGTCTGCCTGTACAACGGCGGCTACACGGTCATCCCCGCCGGCCTGCTGCTGGTCGTCAACAAGGTCTGCTGCGACGCCTGGCTGAACTTCTCAAGCAACGCCGCGATGAAGTCCGAGACCATCGGCGACTACTCGTACGAGAAGTGGGCGGGCGCCGGCGGCGCGGCCTACATCGCCAGCGCGATCGGCCCGTTCATGGGCGCCCTGGATCTCTACAAGAGGGTGTAGATGAGCTACCTCGGCCTTCTAACCCAGCAGTGCACCTACTGGCCGGTCGAATCCCCGGACGGCACCGGCCAGCCCGCGGGCGCGCCCGTGCCATTGCTCTGCCGCTGGCAGGACAAGCTCGAGCGCATGATCGACGCCGCCGGCCGGGAGTACGTCTGCCGGGCCGTCCTCTACTGCCCGACCTCCCTGATGCTGGACGGCTGGATCGCGCGCGGCACCTACACCGTAGCCGACCCCGTGGACGCCGGCGCCTTCCGGGTGCGCACCTGCGAGCGCAGCCAGGACCCCGCCAACAGCATCGTGGTCTGGAAAGTGGGTGCAGGATGATGCTCGTCGCCACCAACCTGCCGGAAGTGGGCGCCGCCATCGACCACGCGCTGGCCCAGCAGATGGACGAGGTCATGGACGCCGTCGAGCGCGCCCTCAACACCACCGCCGAGGACGTCATGGTAGAGTCCAACGACAACGCCCCCGGCGTGTCGGGAAGGCTGAAGAAGAGCGCCATCACCGGCTTCGCCGCCACCGAGTTCGGCACGTCCAAGGTGGAGGTCGGCTACACGGCGCCCTACGCCGCCCACGTCCACGAGGACATGGAGGGCAGGAAGCCCAAGTTTCTGGAGAAGGCAGTCATGGCAGTCGGCCCAAGCCTGCGCGAGAACGTCATCAAGGAGCTCAAGTGAACACGCCCGCCTTTGACATGGCCCGCGTCCTGGAGACTGCCGGCCTTGGCAGCCTGGACCTGGGCAGCCTGGTGCCGGGCGCCGGCGTGGGCATCTCCGTTGGTGAGGAGCCGCCCGAGCCGTCCGAGATGATCACCCTCTACAGCTACGGCGGCACCGCCGAGGAGGGCATCAGCCTGAACTGCCCGCCGCTGGACAGCTTCCGCATGCAGGTCAGGACGCGCGCCCGCACCTATCAGGACGCCTACAACCTGATCCAGAGCGTGGAGGACGAGCTGAACCTGCTTGTCGACCACCAGGTTGCAGATGGCACGTTGACGGTGTACTATAACGTGGTCTACCGGCTGCAGCCACCGATGGAGAACGGCTACGACGAGAGGAAGCGCTTCATCTTCACCCAGAACTACGCCGGTCTCCGGCAACGAGTCTAAGGAGGTCCCTCCATGACACAGGCACGCGTCCGCGAACCCGTTGGTGCCGATCTGGTGATCGGCAGTCTGGCCATCTGCAAGGTGTCCCTGGGCGGCGTCGGCTTCGACGGCGGCGACCCCATCGACAACACCTGCCTCATGAACGCCGCGCTGATCACGAAGCAGCCGCAGCTGCTGGTCGGCGTGCCGGACATCCCGTTCACCGGGGACTACCACCCGGAGGACACGGATGACGTCCTGGCCGAGATCAACGTCAACCAGCAGATCTTCCTGACGCTGCGCGACATCGGCACGGTGTCCTTCTGGGGCTACCTGAAGTCCTTCGAGCCCAAGGAGACCGGCAAGGGCGAGGGCTGGCGCGGCGCCGGCGTGATCGTCGTCACCAACGCCGACAACGACGGCGACGAGTCCGCCCCGAGCTT